AAATTAAAGAACCAAAGGACTTCGAAAAACCATGTGAATTAGCTGTCAGAGCACTTGATCTTCTATTGAGTTATCAAGATTATCCAGTTGAAGCAGCAAAAACTTCTACACATAAAAGAAGACCTCTTGGTGTTGGTATTGTCAATTTTGCATATTGGTTAGCTAAAAATGATCTATCTTATCAAAATATTGATGAAGAGGGTCTAGCCAAAATCCATAAGTTTGCAGAAGCTTGGTCATATTATCTAATCAAAGCATCTGTTAAATTGGCAAAAGAACAAAGTGCTTGTGAAAAATCTAATGAAACAAAATATTCTCAGGGTATTTTACCAATTGATACATACAAAAAAGAAGTTGACGAACTAGTAAATCCGCAGTATGATATGGACTGGGATTCATTGAGAAACGATTTGTTGGTATATGGTATTAGAAATTCAACTCTAATGGCATGTATGCCAGCAGAAACATCAGCAATGATTTCTAATTCAACAAATGGTATTGAACCACCACGTTCACTCATATCCATTAAACAATCAAAAGATGGAGTTTTGAAACAAGTTGTTCCTGAATATCGTAAATTGAAAAATAAATATGATTTACTCTGGGATCAAAGATCACCAAAAGGTTATCTGAAAATCTGTGCAGTTCTTCAAAAGTTTATTGATCAGGCTATGTCAGTCAATACATCATATAATCCTTCATTCTATGAAAATGAAGAGATTCCAATGAGCGAATTGATTCAAGATATTCTAATGCACTATCGTTATGGTGGAAAAACACTTTATTATTTCAACACTAAGGATGGTGCTGGTGAATTGGAAATGGAACCAACTAAGTTATCAGAAACACAAGATGATGAAGATTGTGATTCGTGTAAAATATGATTATAAGAATTGATCCACCTTTACCTCTAGAAACACCTAAAGGTAAAGGCATGGCACACTTTTTAATTGACTATGGAATTGAACACGATTTAATGTGGGTGTGTTTTATAAATCAAACCGGAGAATGTTGGACATGGAGAAATAATGACATAAAATTAGAAAAAAATATCACAATGGGAAGATAATTTTCTAAAACAATCTAAAGAAAGAGAACACATTTCAATGAGTATATTTCCAACAACTAAAGACAACCATCTAACAAAAAAAGCATTTTTTGACGAACCAGTAAATATTGCTAGATATGATCAACAAAAATATGCTTGGCTAGAAAAATTAACCGAGCGTCAATTAGGATTTTTTTGGCAACCAACAGAAGTTGAATTGTTGAGAGACAGAGAAGATTTTCGTAAACTGTCTTCTCATGAACAACACATTTTTACTTCTAATCTAAAGAGACAAATTTTACTTGATTCAGTTCAAGGGAGAGCACCAACTATTGCGTTTGGACCCATCTGTTCTCTACCAGAACTAGAGACATGGATTACTACATGGACATTCAGTGAAACAATTCACAGTCGTTCATACACTCATATTATTAGGAACATCTATTCAAATCCATCAAAGGTGTTTGATGAAATTCTTGACATTCAAGAAATTGTAGATTGTTCTAAAGATATTAGTAAGTACTACGATGAGCTGATAGCTTATAATAATTTGCAAAGCGTTAGCCTTAGACAGCCAGGATCGGAATATCAGCACAAGAAGTCTCTTTGGCTTGCGCTGATGTCGGTCAATGTTCTTGAAGGTATTCGTTTTTATGTTTCATTTGCTTGTTCTTGGGCATTCGCTGAAATGAAAAAAATGGAGGGAAATGCTAAAATCATCAAGTTGATTTGTCGTGATGAAAATCTTCACCTCGCTGGAACACAGCAATTACTCAAAGTTCTACCACAAGATGATGAAGATTATGTCAAGATCAAATCAGAAACAGAACAAGAGTGTATTAACTTGTTCAATTCTGCCATTCAACAAGAAAAAGATTGGGCTAAATATCTTTTTGAAGGTGGATCAATGATTGGTCTGAACGAAAAACTTCTCTGTGATTATATTGATTACATTGCAAGTCGTAGAATGGTTTCTATTGGTCTACCACATCAAAGAATTTCACAAAATCCTCTTCCATGGACAACAAAATGGATCAGTGGATCAGAAGTACAAGTGGCACCACAGGAAACACAAATAACCAGTTATGTTTTGGGTGGAGTAAAAAAGGACGTAACTAATGAATCATTTAAAGGATTCAGCCTCTAAAATAATTCTTCTTGAAGATATCTATGATTTAAGACGTAGAAAAGAAGACGAACTCAGATATTACAATGAACAGTTGGAAAAACTGAAAGAAAAAATGTTCTTTGTTAATAGAGAAATAGAATTGACAACTTTTATCATAGATATCATAGAGAATGAAAAGGTAACTGATATAAAGAAATTAATAGCAGACAAAAGGAAAAAAGATGAATAAAGAGTTAAGTTGTGAAGACTGTGGTGAAAGCTTCGAAATCTACACCGATAGTGATAGTCATGTGTGTTTTTGTCCATTCTGTGGAACAGAACTGATTGATAAAGAAGATTTTGATGATGGTGAAGAATGGGACGATCAAGATAATTCTAGATTCTAACTAGACATAAATAAGGGAGATATTAGGAGTCTCCCTTATGTGGTTATATAATAATGAAGTAATTGATACTATACCAGAGAAAACAGTTGGTTATGTTTATATCATAACCAATTTAATAAATAATAGAAAATATATAGGCAAAAAAAACTTTTACTTCTCAAAGACAAAACAAGTAAAAGGTAAGAAAAAAAGAATCAAAGTCGAATCAGATTGGCGTCATTATTTTGGTTCGAATAAAGAACTTCTTGATGATGTTAATAAATTTGGTAGAGATAATTTTAAGAGAGAGATAATTAGGTTATGTAATTCAAAAGGTGAATTTGCTTACTATGAAGCAAAAGCTCAATTTGATAATAACGTTCTAGAATCTGATCAATTCTATAATTCTTGGATTATGTGTAGAATTCACAAAAAACATTTAAAGGTAAGTTAATGACTGTATATTCTTTTAAAACATTTTTTGACAATTTGATTGTTGAATCGCTTCATCCAGAGCTTCAAAATATTGTTACAACTGGTGTTGCCAGTAAAAGAAAAAAACAGCAACTTCTTGCTGACAAAATAAAAGAATTGACACTAAGAGGCGAACCAACTGGTATTGAAGGTAACATGCCACAAGGTTCTTCACGAGCTTATCTAAGGCATTCAGAACCACATATTATGTCAATTGATGGCGTTCCTTCTCAGATTCCTGTTGGAACCAAAGTTGCTATTAGAGCAACATTAGATAAATATCATAGATCACAAGACCATGGTGGATTATCTCTTGGTAGGCTTCAAAACGAATCAGAAAATAATGATTCACATGTTAACGACAGATTCAGAGTATTAACTAAAAGAGGTGACAACAACTATACCACTAATGATGAAGGTATATTTCCACCACTTATAGAACACGACCCAAACCATGAATGGTCTATGGTAGGTCATTCTCGTGATATTGGTCCTGGTGAATTTAGAAAATTGACTAAGACAGATACACACCCAAAGGGAATATCTCATGAAGAATTTGTTGATGCTCTTTCAAGAGATTATAACAGGGGAAATGGTAGATATTGGAAATTATCTAATGATAATGAAAATAAATTAGATCATATAGAATCACATCCTTTAGTTCAAAAATTTCTAATGCATCAAAGAGAAACAGCCACACCGCCTTATGATTATCGTCAAAGAAAGAACTTGGGTATCTTTGAACATCCAAATGGAACAAAACATATTGTTGCGCGTGATCATGGATTTAGTGACCAAGTACAAAAAGCTTATGGTGAAGCAAGAAAAAATATGCATAAGTATTGACAACTGAGATTATTTTTGGTATACTTCAATAATGCCCGTATAGCCCAATGGCAGAGGCAGGCGGCTTAAAATCGCTACAGTGTCAGTTCGAATCTGACTACGGGTACCAAAGGATATGAAAATATGTTAATAATAACAATGGCTTTAGTTTTATTACTATTAATATTAGTATCTATGAAAAATAAAATATGAAAGGTGAAAAAAATGCATCCAAAAAAGAACAGACCACGTAAAGGTCGTCGTAAAGTAGGTTCATCTAAGCGTAAAGCTCGTAGATTAAATCGTCAGAAAAGATGATAAACTGGGATGAAAGGTTTCTTGAGCTTGCCAAACATGTCAGCACTTGGAGCAAAGACCCGTCAACTAAAGTCGGGTCCGTTATTGTGGGCGATAGGCGGCGCGTTATTAGCATGGGTTACAATGGTTTCCCTAGGGGAGTATATGACGATGAAGATCGCTACAATGATAGAGAAACAAAATACAAATTTGTTTGTCATGCAGAAAGAAATGCCCTTGACAATTGCAACGAGTCAATAGTAAATGCAACTCTTTATGTTTATCCTTTACCTCCGTGTCCTGAATGTTGTAAATCAATTATACAAAAAGGTATTTCAAGAGTTGTTCTTAAAAAATCTTCTAATACGCATTGGTATGAATCCTATAATACAATTTCTAAACCAATGTTGTATGAAGCTGGTGTAATATGTGAGGAAATAGAATGATTATTGGTGTTGTTGGTTTTGCTGGTTCTGGAAAGGGTTCCGTTTCAGATGTTCTTGTTGAACAGAAATTTAAGAAATTAGCATTTGCTGATCCAGTAAAAGATTGTGTCTCTACTATTTTTGGTTGGAATAGAGCTTCACTTGAAGGTGATACAAAAGAAAGTCGTGAATTTCGTGAATTTGTTGATCCTTTTTGGAATATTACACCACGTTATGCTCTTCAATTGATGGGAACAGAAGCTGGACGTAATGTATTTCGTGATGATCTATGGATTCGTTCCATGGAAGTTAGAATGAAAAAATATCAAAGTGTTGTCATTTCTGATGTTAGATTTCCAAATGAAATTGATTTCATTAAATCAAAAGGTGGATTTGTTGTTGCTGTATCAAGAGGAGATTTTCCTGTTTGGTTTGAAACAGCAAGAACACAAAATATGTTAAGAAAAGATGGGCTACCATCAGATTTAATGGAAACCAAATTTCCTGATATTCATTATAGTGAGTGGGCATGGATTGGTCATCATGTAGATTATCTTATTGACAATAATGGCTCTCTTGATATGCTTAAAAGAAACGTTGAACATATGATGAGAATTTTTAAAGGCCCAGAAAAAAATAGATAAATAAACTATCATTCACAGTTTTAGGATTTCTCATGAAATGTATTGTGGTAAACATGTCATTGTTGATTTCTGGTCAGAAATTGACTCGCCCATTCTATCAAACGATCAAATAATAAAAGAAGCATTTATCACGGCGGCTGAAGTTGCTGGTGCTACTGTTCTTGGTTCTAATTGGCATCATTTTGGTGAAGGTTGTGGTATTACAGGTGTTGTAATGCTTTCAGAAAGTCACATGAGCATTCATACTTGGCCTGAACTTGGTCTTGCTACTATAGATGTTTATATGTGTGGTAAATGTGAACCAATGGATTCTATCACTGTTCTTGAAGCATATTTTAAACCAAACAGAACAACTATTAATGAATTATACAGAGGCGTAACAGGCTCTGCATTAGAGTATAAGAGTTAAATATGGATTATATAAATGGATGTTTTTGTGACTTAGAAAATGGTTGCCATCCAGCATGTAAGGAGTATAATATGAGTTTAGAAAATTCAATTGCGATTGGTATGAATCGTGTAGATTATAATAACAATACAGCAACTAGTGCTATTGGAGCCAGTGGAGCATATATTGGAACAGCAGAATTCAAAGATTCTGGTTTTAAACAAAAATTGGATATGAATAAAGTTAAATATGATTGGTGTTATGATGTATTAATAAAAATTAATGAAGTAATACAATCAAACAGTTCTGATCAAGATAAATTACATGCTATTGCATGGTTCACAAAACAAGGTCTTAAATAAACTTGACTGGTTGAATGATAAGAGGTATAATATGTGTGTGTTATGGAGAGATATGATTGATGAAAAACCAGATGATTATCAGGAATGTATAACCAAAACAAAAAAGGGTTATATTTCAGGCACATACGATCCAAAGGATAAAAGTTTCTTTGGAGTTTTTCCACAGACTGCTGGTGGTTTCTGGAAAGAGATAAATTGGACTGCCACTCATTGGGCACCAATTGACGAAATTAAATAGGAGAATAAAATGGATAGCGTAGGATATCTAAAACGTAAATACGAATTAACCAAAGATGTTATTTTCCTCAATATTGCACAATACATCGAAGAATTAGAAAAGCAATTAAAAACTTCTAAAGAAAACGAATGTAAGTGTCCTAAATAAAAGTATGGGAATATGAAACCGAAATTTGATATTGAAAGTGTACGTGAATTTATTAGAAATTCTTCCCAAAGTACCAAAATTTATATTGGTGCTGACTCCGAAAGATGTAAAAAACATGATGGTTGGTGGGCTGAATATACTGTAGCCATTGTTGTTCATCATGATGGATCAAAAGGTTGTAAAGTTTTCGGAGAATTCACATCTGAGCGGGATTTTGATAAACGCAAGAACCGTCCGACATTTCGATTGATGAATGAAGTGTTTAAAGCGGCTCAGATGTATTTGGACCTTGCAGAAGCAATAGGAGATAGATATTGTGAGGTTCATCTAGATATTAACCCAAATGTTGTTCATGCCTCGTCTGCTGTTGTTCAACAAGCCATTGGTTACATTAGAGGTACGTGTAATGTTGTTCCAATGATTAAACCAGAGGCTTTTGCTGCTTCATATGCGGCAGATCGTTTAAAGGACATTCTTGCTGCCTGAATACTATCAGGTTAGGTTCTGTAGCTCAGTGGTAGAGCGGGCCGTTCATAACGGTTTGGTCGTAGGTTCAATCCCTACCGGAACCACCAAAATAGCGAAAGGAAAAACAAATGTTTTCTAAACTACTTTTGGTTATCACTCCTTTGATTTTTAATGGAGATATAGCCGAAGCAAAAATGTACAAAAGAGAAGCTTATGCTTCTTGGTACTCAACAGGAAGAATCACTGCTAGTGGTGAAACTTTTAATCCCAAACACCTAACTGTTGCACACAAAACTTTACCATTTGGCACGGTCCTAAGAGTGACAAATCTGAATAATAATAAATCAGTTTATGTCACTGTGAATGATAGAGGACCATATATTCGTGGTAGAGAAATTGATTTAACAAAGCGTGCAGCAGAAAAATTAGATTTTATTGAAAATGGTGTAACTAGAACAAGGATAGAAATTATAAAATTTAAATCATAATGGAGTTATTATGCCCGAAGAAAATAAAATTGCAACATTAGAGGAAAATCATTACTATCTTTTCAATGATGAATTTGATTCTAAATCGTGTGGAAATGCTATCAAATTCATCATTGAAAGAAATTTGATGTCCAAGAATAAACCTAAAATGATAAAAATGTTAATCAATTCTCCAGGGGGAGATGTTTCTTCCTGTTTTGCATTGATTGACACAATGAAGGGTTCAAATATACCTATATACACATATGGTCTTGGACAAATTGCATCATGTGGACTAATGGCTTTTATTGCTGGTGAAAAAGGGCATAGGTATATCACAAGAAATACCTCTATCCTTTCTCACCAGTATTCTTGGGGTGCTTGGGGTAAACAACACGAATTAATGGCCCAAGTTAAAGAACTTGAGAATACACATATTAGAATCATGGAACATTATAAAAAATGTACTGGTCTTTTAGAAAAAGATATTAAGAAATTTCTTTTACCCCCAGAAGATGTGTGGCTTACTGCCACAGAAGCAGTTAAATATAAAATAGCAGATAAAGTAGTTGACTTCTATTAATTAGTGGAGTATAATATGCACGTTGTAATCTATACAAGACCAGAATGTAAATTCTGTAATAATGCCAAATCCTTATTGAATTCTAAAGGAATTGGGTTTAATGAGCAAAGACTTGGTGAAGATTTCACTAGAGAGTTTCTCAAAGAGAATTATCCAAATGCTATGACTTATCCAGTGGTTGTTGTTGATGGATTTCATATTGGTGGATATGAAGAATTGAAAAAATTATTAGAATCAAATCAAGACAACCGTAAATATCTAGTCGAATGATTGGAAATATAATATGCAATATAAACGTGATGATATCTTAAAAGATTTAAGAGGAAATGTGGTTGAAGTATTTTTCACCAAAGTAAATGGTCAAGATAGAGCTATGATATGCACTCTCAAACCAGATATGCTTCCTCCTTCATATCTAGAAGAAAAAGAACAAGAGAAAAAATTTCACAAAGAAAACGCTAATGTGATAGCTGCATGGGATGTTCAGAATAATGGTTGGCGTTCATTCAGAATTGATAGTGTTAGCTATGTTCAAATTAAAGATGGTTATTAATGCATAAAAACACTTTCAGATCAATAATATCTCCTTATAGTATGACATCAATGGAAAGAATTCATTGTCTATATGACAGTATGGAATATCTAAGAAAAAACAACATTGTTGGAGATTACGTTGAATGTGGAGTTTGGAAAGGGGGAAATATTTTAGGTATGGCTAAGTATCTAAAATATTTCAATAATGTTGATTCCAATATATGGTTATATGATACATTTTCTGGCATGACAACTCCAGAAGATGTTGACGTAGACTTAATGAATAATAAAGCATCTGATATTTTAGATGAGGTTAGGTGTCTAAATTCTTTAGAAGAAGTTAAAAAAATCCTTCAATATAGTAATTATCCAGAAAATAAATTTAAATATGTAATTGGTGACATATGTGAAACTCTTTTGGATGAAAAAAATGTTCCAGAAAAAATTGCTCTTCTTAGATTAGATACAGATTGGTACAACTCTACTAAAATAGAATTAGAAGTTCTCTGGGATAAACTAATAGTTGGTTGTCCTTGTATTATAGATGATTACGGACATTGGCAGGGGTGTAAAAAAGCTGTTGATGAATTTTTAAAAAAAATAAATTATCAACAAGAAATAGAAAAAATTGATTACACATGTATTAGAATCACTAAGAATTGACGACAGGAGATTATATAATGTCTACACAAGTAAATTATGGTAATGTTTTAACAGAGATTTTAATGAGTTCTAATGAACTTTCTTATGTTGAAAATTCAATAAAAAAATTACCAGAAAATGGTCTAATGGTAGAATGGGGTTCAGGTGGTTCAACTTGTAGATGGATTGAAACATTATCTGATACACAGAAGTTAATAAGTATTGAACACAATGAATCTTGGCATTCTAGAGTACAAAGAGCTATCAAAAATCATTTTCAAACACCAAAAACAAATTATGAATTGCTTCTGATAAAAGAATTATATGAAGTTGAACATCAATATGGAAATCCATTAGAGGAATTTCCAATAGGTGCCGATGATTATATAAATCCAAATAACAGTGTGTGGGATGCTGATATCTATATCATAGATGGTATTGCTCGTGGAGCCTGTTGTTTAAGTATTTTGATTAATCACAGAAAAGCAAATCCAATAATTCTATTAAAAGATTATGTAGGCAGAGAACCATGGTATAATTGGGCATGTCAATTTTTTGACATAGAAGTTATTGGTGAAACAACAGCTAAAATAACAATTAAAGGAAAAGAATAATGTCATATTGGGGTTATCATTTAATGATGGATTGTGCAGATTGCGATCCATTTGCTATTAAAGATTATGATACTGTATATCAATTTGCAAAAGAACTAGTAGAAAAAATTGATATGGTTGCATATGGTGAACCACAGATCGTCAATTTCGGGACTGGTGATAAAGCTGGATTTACACTTGTTCAACTTATTGAAACAAGCAATATTTGCGCTCATTTCGTTAATGAGACTAATGCAATTTATCTTGATGTATTTTCATGCAAAAACTTTTTTCCAGAAACAGTTGAAGCATTAGTGAGAAAATATTTCAAGTGTTCAATAACAAATCCAATGTTTAGGGTGAGACAAGCTTGATAAAAGGATTTACTTGTGGTGCGTTTGATCTTTTACATCCTGGGCATTTATATATGCTCAGGGAGTGTAAAGAACACTGCGACTATTTAATTGTTGGATTACACACTAATCCAAATTTAGAAAGAAAAGAAAAAAACGTTCCTATTCAATCTACATACGAAAGATTTGTTCAACTGAGAGAGTGTAGACATATTGACCAGATCATACCATATGATTATGAAAGAGATTTAGTTAATATTCTTTCAACAGAAGATATTAATATAAGATTTGTCAGTGAAGAATATAAGAACACAAACATAACTGGTTGGAAGATTTGTGATAAGAGAAATATCAAAATATTTTACAATTCACGTTTACATGATTTTAGCTCTTCGGAATTAAGGAAAAGAATATGAGTTTCACAGATTTGTTTTTTAGTGAAGTGGTATCTATTGCAGAATCATTAGATAAAAATTCAATTGAAGACATTGTTAAAAATTTAGTTGAAATAAGAGAAGAAGGTGGAAGAATGTTTATCCTTGGAGTCGGTGGCTCTGCTGGTAATGCTTCTCATATGACAAACGATTTTAGAAAGCTGTGTAATCTAGAAACATATTGTCCAACAGATAATGTGAGCGAATTGACAGCTAGAACTAATGATGAAGGATTTGATACAATCTTTGAGGAATACTTGAAAATAAGTAAATTCAATAACAAAGACTGTATTTTTGTCTTATCAGTTGGTGGTGGAAATGAAGAAAAAAATGTATCTGTGGGATTGATCAAAGCCATCAAATATGCTAAAATGAATAATGGAAAAGTATTTGGTATTGTTGGTAGAAAAGATGGTTATACGGCACAGAATGCTGATATTGCTATCGTAATTCCTTCAATTGAAGGCTCAAGAATTACACCACACTCAGAGTCGTTTCAAACAGTCGTATGGCACTGTATTGTATCAAATCCAATGTTTCAAATTAACAAGACAAAATGGTAAAATCAATATTTTTTGATCGTGATGGAGTAATAAATCATCTAGTAAATTATGATGGTGAATTTGTTGCTCCTAAATACTTCAAAGATTTTGTTCTTACAGACAATGCATTAGTAGCAGTAGAACTAATAAGACAAAATGGATTTATGACTTTTATAGTCACAAATCAACCAGATGTCGTTCACAATGGAATGAACATCAAAGAACTAATAAAAATAAATGAATATCTACAAAACACACTTAAAGTGGATGATATATTTTCGGCAATGGTAAGAGATTCAAAATTCTACAAACCAAATAATGGAATGTTGGAATATTTTATCAATAAATTCAATATTGATAGAAGTAAATCTTATCTAATTGGTGACAGGTGGAAAGATATAGTTTGTGGAAATTCAAGTAGATTAAGCACTGTATTTATTGGAAAAGAATACAGTTCCCCGCACAATTTTAATGGAATTAAACCAGATTACTATGCTAATGATATATTAGAGGCATGTAAAATTATATTGGAGAATATGAATGATTCAGTTGTTTGCTGATGGTGCTGATACAGATGGAATTATCAAAGCTTCTTATAATGAGAAGATCACTGGGTTTACAACAAATCCAACTCTCATGAGACAAGCTGGTGTATCTGATTATACCAGTTTCGCAAAAAATATTATTTCATATCTATCAGAATATAGACCAAATACTTGTTTGAGTCTTGAAGTATTTGCTGATGATTTTGATGAAATGTTTAATCAAGCTATGAAGATAGATTCATGGGGTAGAGAAAAAAATTATGACATTTATGTTAAAATTCCTATTACCAATACAAAAGGTGAATCGTCTTGTGGATTGATTAAGAGACTTGTTGATAATGAAATTAAGGTAAATGTGACAGCCGTATTTACAATTGAACAAACTATTGGTGTATTAGTCAATTTAGACAAAAATGTAAAATCAATTATTTCAATTTTTGCTGGTAGAATTGCTGATACAGGTGTTGATCCAATTCCTGTTATGAGAGAAATAGTTAGAATCAACGATGGTCTTTCTCAAATTCTTTGGGCTTCTCCTAGAGAAGTTTTAAACTACAATCACGCTGAACAAGCACACTGTGATATCATTACAATGACACCAGATTTGATCAAAAAACTTGATAATTTTGGTAAAGATTTGAATACATTTTCACTTGAAACT